GTACCGTCGAACGAGTTGCACGAGCCCGCTAGGTACTGTCCGGGCGCGGTGCCCGTACGGGGTTCGGTCGTGTTGTACGCGTACGCGTAGGTGTCCTGGCGGTCCGTGACGATCTGTTGCGAATCGCCGAGGGGCCACCATGCGACCGGAGCGGTGCTGCCGGATTCGATGGTGTAGGTCAGGACGTCGGTCGGCAGGTCAACGCTGGCGAGGTATGCGAGACCGTCGAAGGCTTGAACCCGGCAGACGCTGTCGCCGGTGACGGTGGGAGCGAGGGGCCAGCCGGCAACGAATCCGTAGAACAGTTCGTACGTCGTGGCCGAGTAGGTCGCTCGGATCCGTAGTTGGCGGCGGGCCTTCAGACCGGTGGGGCTGATGCTGCCCGAGTAGAGCGGATCGAACGTGCGGGCTCGGTTGTCGAGGGTCAGGGTCGCTTGGCCGGCGGCGAAGTTGTCGAGCTCGTTGGAGCGGCCGATCTTGATGGACCCAGCCCGGACGTATTCGGTGATGTCGGTCCACGTTGGGGTGGTGTCCAGGCTGTCGCTGGCGAACGCGACCTCAACGGTGAGGGTCGGCATGTCGGCCATGGTCAGGCCACCAGGGGAGCGGGGAGCCGTCCATTGCGACGTGACCAGGCGGTGAGGGCATCGACGAGTGCAGCACCGATCTCGGCGGGTGTGGACAACGCGCTCGAGGAGACGTTGACGGTGATGCCGCCCATAGCACTGCTGCCGCCGGTGGCGTTGAGGCGCGAGTTCGGGACAATCATGCCATTGCCGGTTGGCACGAATAGCTCGGGGCCCTGTTCGCCGACGAGATACGGAGTACCTCCTGCGACGGGGCCGCCAGATGCGCGGTGGTTGGCGATCCAGTTCCAGATCCGGTCGTTTGACCAATCGGGATGCGCGGTCTTCAACATGATGAACTGTTGCAGTTGCTGGTTGGCAGGGCCCACGGGACCAGTTCCAGATCCGTTGATGAGCTCGAGGAGATCGCGTACGCCTTCAAGACGTCCAGCAAGCACATCGACGGAGTTCTGTGCGGAACCTGTATCGACGGTCACGGTCCACTGCGCCTGCAGGGCCTTCAGCTGGTCTTCTGTGATTGTTCCAGCTGCCTTCAACCGCATCAGGCTTGCGAGGACATTCGTGTCATTCAGGTTGAGAGGTTGGTTGGCCTGAATGCCGAGCAGAACCAGGGCGTCGATTCGTTCCTGAATCGCTTCCTTCTCTGCTGGATCGGTCAGGATCTCCTTCATCTGCGTGAGCTTCTCAATCGCAGCATCGAAGCTGGCCTTGTCGCCGGCCGTCGCCTGCAACGCCAACAATATTTCGGCGTGCTTGAACGCAGCATCTCGGGCTTGATCTTGCGCAGCCGCGAGTGAGAGCAAGGCACCCTGCAACAGTGTCTGCGCCTCAGTGATCTTCGCGGGGTCGCCACTCTTGACAGCCTCGTTGTATGCGTCTTGCGCGTCCTTGAGACCCTTCTGAGCGTTGATGACACCGAGGGTCGCATCTAGGAAGCCTCGAGCAGCCGCAGCTTGTCCGCCGACCACTTCGATCAACGTTTGACCGGCTTGCGCCTGATCTTCCTGAGCCTGGATGAACTCCTCCGCCGTGGTCTTCCCGTCCTTGTTGAGATCGTTGACGTCGTCTAGGCGACGTGCGTACTCATCAAGGTTCGCACCGTTGGCTTCCAGAGACTTCTTCAGATCCTTGTTGGCATTCACGTAGTCCAAGATCGAGCGCGCGCTGTCGGTGCTGCTGGCTGCGATCTTCGAGAATGCCTTGTCAAACCCTGCGCCGGTGATTCCCTTGAGTACGTCGACACTGTCTCCACCTGTGAAGAGGGCTTTGACATTGTCTCTAATACCAGCGACAACGCCGCCGAGGATGTTGCCCGTGCGGCCTGCCTCACCTCGTGCGGCCTCAAGGAAGCCCTTGGTGATCTCCTTGCCACTCTCGGCGCTCAGAGCTTGCTTGTAGCCGTCGCTTGCTCGCTCGCCGAAGTTGTAGAGCTGTTCATTGATCGCTCCACCAAGAGCGGCTCCAATGACCACGCCGGCAGCTGCGACGGCGGTCACCGCGATTGCTCCCTGAGCGACTGCAAATGCTGCACTCGACTCAGCGGCCGCCGCATACGCAGCCTTCAACTTCATGACAGCCGAGAATGCTAGGAGTGCGCCGCCACTGACTGCTAGGAATCCGGTGCCAACTGCAGCGGTCGATCCGATGAGGTTCCCAGTCTTTTCGTCCAGGCTTGTGAACGCGCCGCCGACGCCGTTGACGACGGGAAGCACATCGTTCAGGACTGTCAAGACACCGCGACCGAGACTCTCCTTGAGCTCGTCCATCTGGTTCTTGAGGATGGCCGTCTGCCCGGCGAAGGTCTTACCCTCCTGCTCGGCGAAACCGCCCGCCGCACGACGCAGGGCCTCGACCGTTGCGATGTATGGGTCGGTCTTGGCCTTCGTCTCGTCGACCTGGATCCCGAGCTTCTTGAGAGCAGTGGTCTTGCCGTCCGCAGACTTCTCGACGGCCTTCGCAGCGGAGACGTAGTCGATGTTCCACTTACGAGCGATGTCGACGACCAAAGGCGTCAGGGTGGTGACCTGGCGTTCCGTGAGACCAAACTGTGCGAGCATGGCCTGAATGCTCATCACGTCCTCGTCGGACGCCACGGTGACCTTCTGGATGGCCTTCGCTTGAGCCTCAAACGCCTTCACGGCATCCGACGATGATCCGTAGGCGCCCTTGACGGACGACTCCAACTGCAGCTGGGCGCGTTCCGCATCCTGTGCGGACTTCACCCAGCTGCCCATCGCATACGCGATGGTGCCGGCAGCACCGATCATCGCCGCGCCGGCGATACCGGCCTGCCGGCCAAACTTCTCCATTGAGATCCGAGACTTCTCGACCTCGTCGGATGTCTTCTTCGCCATGCGTTCGGCCGAACGTCCGGCCTTGTCGAACTCGGCGACGGCCTTCTGTCCGTTGGCGATGATGTCGATGATCACCTTGTAGGACATCAGGACTCCGAGATGAGGTTCAGAAGCATCAGATCGCGGACGGTGAAGTCCTCACGCACCTGACGAGGAGTGAAGCAGTACGGGGGTCGAATCAGGATGCCGAGCCATCCGTCGAGGAATCGACCCCCTGCTGAGGGACCCCATCACTGACCTCAACGGGGAGGTCATCTGTCGCCTGGTTGAACATGGCGACAAGCCCAGGCACGGTGAGTGCCTCGAGGATGGGGTCCGGGTTCTCGTTGATGGTCTTGCAGCATTCGGCAACCAGCATGCGTGCGACGCTCAGGTCCACCAACGGCTTGTAGTAGGCCTCGACCCACTGTTCGCCGGTGACTTCGGTGATGCGTTGCCACGCTGCGAGGGGAAGGTCGTCCAGCCTGACGACCTTCCCCGCGACGGTTACCTCCCAACCGTTTGCAGCGAGTTCCATCTGCTATCAGCCGACCTTGTTGAAGCTCGAGGCCGCAGCGAAGGTGCCGCTGATCTGGGTCGCGCCACCGACGTCGGTCGTGACCGAGAAGTCGAGGAACGCGGTGCCCCAGAAGTACGGGCCCGACGTCGACGGAGTCGTCGGGTACAGGTACACCTTCTTGGCGAGGCCGGCAGAGGCCACGGAGAAGAGGTACGCCGAGCCGGTCGTCGCCGTGTCGTCGTAGAACCCGGCGAACGAGCCCTGCGCATCGGGGAGACCCGCGACGTAGGACTTCGTGGTGTCGCCGAACGCCGTGACCTCGAACTTGTCGGTCGTGGCGTTCAGGCTCCAGTTGTTGATGTAGACCAGCGGGACGGCCTGTGCTCCGTCGAGCTGGACGTAGAGGTGGCCCTGGCGGCCAGCGACGCGTGCCATCGGCTTGCGCTCCTTCGGGGTTGGGTGGTTGGGGTGTTACAGGTTGAGCAGTCGCAGCATTCGTGCAGCGCTGTTTGCGAACGTCCGGTCATGGACGGCTTCGCGGGCTCGCCGGCCGAGGTCCTCGAGGACGTCGGGTCGGGAGAGATGCCAGCGGATCTGGGACTCCATCTCGGCTGGTGTGTCGAACGTGGGCAGGAATGGGAAGAGGGCATCGCCCTCGGGACGAGGGTCCCTCAAGAATGGGGTGCCGATCGCTGCGAGCTCAACTTCACGGGGACCCATGGCCCATCCGGTTGCGAGCTCGGGGCGTTCTGCTTCTTTGCGGTACAGGTTCGCTGCGAGTTTGGCGCCCCGGTACAAGTCGGCTGTTTCGGCGTTGTCGCAGCAGGCGTTGATGTCGTGCGCGATGTACTTGCGGAGCGGGCTGCCCGGTTCCAGGTTGAGCCAGTGGCCGGCGAGGGCGACGTCGATGCCGGTCCAGTCGATCTGCTCGAGGAACTCGACGCGTGAAGGGAAGCCGGTACCGACGAAACAGAAGTCGGACTGGTGCTCGGGGCGAGCGGGTCCGGGGTAGTGGCGGCTCGGGTCGTAGCAGTGCCACTGGTAATGAGTGTTCGGGTTGACTTCCCGGAACCGGTCCAGATTCATGGGGTCATTGACGAGTACCAGGTCGGCGTGTTCGCTGCGGGCGATCTGTGTGTCGTCCTCGTACGGGGATTCCGTGTGGAGGAGGACGACCTTGATGCCGCGATCGCGGATCATCTGCATCATGTTCGGGGGTGTGTAGAACCCGGACACGATGAGCATGACGTCGGGTCGGTATTTCCAGAGCTCCGAGCAGAGACCGTCTAGGGCGAGCTGTGCAGCCTTGTCGTCGTCGAAGGCTCTGACGAGGTCGCCTGTGTCAGCGTCGGGGACATGAGCCGAACTGAAGAATGTGAGGCGAGCGTCCAGGTTGAAGGCGCCGGTCTCAACTCCGTTGGCTTGAAGGCCGATGAGCCAGCCTCTGAATACGTCTGCGACCGAGAAGTTGGGACCTGGGTGAATCGCGAGAAGTCGCACGTCTAGAAGTCGTCTCTCGGATACTGAAGATCGGTTTCGGCAACCAGGCAGTCAAACGCCTCGGCGTAAGACCAGTTCCAAGTGTTGCGGGTGTACCGATTGTTGAGGCCGATTTCGGCGTCGTAGACGATCTCGTCAAGGAGTCTCTGCGCTGTTCCAACGCCCATGCCCATCTGGACATAGATTCGGAATGCGAAAACGAACTCGGTCGGATTGAGGGACTGGGTCGTCAGGGTCGCTGCGACGGGGCCGACCATCTCGCCGGCGGGGGGTTCGCCGTTGTAGATCCGTACGATGCGAGAGAGCGGAGCGATGGGTTGTCCGGTTGACGCGTTGGCCGTGAGTTCCTCGTAGAGGGTCTGCTTGGCATCGGTCAGCGTTGTGCTCATCGGAACTGTCCTGTCGCCTTGAGGACCTTCTCGACCACGATCTGTCCGGCCTGCTCTTGTGCCCGTACGGCGGATCGCTCCATGAACCGTCCAGCTGGGATCGCCTTGTGGAACGATCGGCGAGCGAAGGCCTTGCCATCTTTCTTGCGGAACCCGGTCTGGCCGAACGCGAGGACCATCTGTTGGATGCGTTCGCGATCTCGAGCACTGACTCGCACGCGATCACCAGCGGCTTCACGCGCGAGAGCTGCCCGGGTGTTGTCGATTCGGCTGCGGCCGAGATAGCGCACGTTTGTGCTGGTTGTACGACCGCCGGCGACGGTGTAGGCCTTCGGAAAGATTGTCCAGCCGTAGGGCTTGTTGTAGGTGCCGTGCTCTGCGATGACGGCAAACGCCGATCCTGCGACGATCGTCCAGGCCTTGCCCATCTTCTGGCGCGGTTGCTTGATGTGAAGGCTGGATCGATTGGTGGTGCGACCGGTCTTCGACTTGTAGTTGTCTCGGATTGAAGGGGTGCCTCGGGGCTGATCGCGTTCGATCTGGGCTTTGGTGACTCGTGCCATGCCCATGACCTGATCGGTCGGAATGCGCGAAATCTTCTGGGCAGTCTTGAAGAGGTCGCCGCCGAGTTGCTGCGGACGCTTTGCCATTAGGCGATGACCGGGGCGAGCCAGATGTCGGAGAGCATCTCTCGGACTCGGTTCGGGATTGCGAAACCCATCGGGATCGGCATGTTGACTTCGCCGAACATCATGTTGCCGCTGCCCTTGTCGATCGCCCAGAGGTGACGAAGGAGCATCCCAGCGGCCCGCTTGACGCGGGCGTCTACGGCAGCGGTGTTGGCGTAGCGGCCGGCCGTGTAGGTGACGGTGATGTTGTTGCGGCCCGAATACCAGGTCCAGTCGGCGCCACTGGAGCGGCGGTAGAGGAGGCCGTTGTCGCCGTCCAAGATCACGCCATTTGCGGGGGCGGTGCCTGCTGCCTCGATGGTGAGGCTAATAGCGGTGGTGCCCTGGTATTCGGTGCAGCTGGTCAGAGTTGCCGCAGGTCGCTTCTTGAGGTCGATGGCGTAGGTGCCGTTGCCGGAGTGCGTCTCGTTCGTGACGGTCCGTTGGACGAGGGGACCACAGTTTTCGTCAAGGACACGGGACACAGCAGTGACGTAGCTGG